GCTCTTTACAACGGCTCGACCGAATACGCGGTGACTGTTGCGGCGTCGAGATACGTTTCGCTCAATACCGAAGTGATGGCCGGAGTGCGATTCCTTAAGGTCGTCAGCGGGTCTAGCGAAGCGGCTTTGAGAACGATCAGCGTCATAAGCGGGGAGCTGTAAGTGTCAGCAATCGGTGAAGCATTGCGAACCAAACTATTGAGCTACGCAGCGGTATCTACGCTTATTGGGCAGCGTATGTATCCTGACGCCTTGGTTCAAAATGCTACGCTTCCGGCGGTGGTTTACTACGTCACTTCAACCGAACGCGAAAATCACTTGCAGGGCCTTAGTAAGCTAGCGCACGCACGATTTACCGTCGAGTGCTATGCGTTGACGCGAACGACAGCAAGTTCGATCAGTCGAGCGATTAGGGACACTGGAATCGATTCTTTTCGAGGCGTCGTTAGTTCACACACCTTTTGCGGGATCGATTTTGATTCCGGCGATGAATACATGCAAGAGCCACCTACGGATGGCAACCAGGAACATCGGTACATAGTTTTGTTTGATTTGTTGGTCCACTACAAGGAGCCTTAAGAATGCCAGCACTTACCGTTGCAGACACCGGACTCGGAGCGACGATTTCGGGAACCAGTCTTATCACTACCCAGGTAGTTTCGATCGGCGAAATGACTATTAGCGTCGATTCGCTCGATATTTCAAGCCTTGACACAACCGGGTTTGAATTGCTTCGACCTTCGGACCTTCGGAAGAATCCCGAAGTCGATGTTGTTTTTAATTGGCTCGGAGCGGCTATTCCCTTTGCGGCTACCATGATCCCAACCGCCGAGCCTTACGCAGGCACTTCCGTGACGATCACTTATCCGGGGGCCGGAAGTCTTCAAGGGACGGCGTTTGTCAAGGAGGTCAAGACCCCTAAGCTCGGCAAAGGCGAGGTTATGAAGGGCAGTTACAAACTGCAATTCGACGGCGCGACCGATATCACTTTCACCCCTGCTTAAGGAATAGTCAAAAATGGTTTTTGAGTTGAATCGCCAGCGAGGAATATCGTTGGCAACTGGGATCGATCGGGATTTGAATCAGTGCCAAATTCGAGTCGGCGGTAAGCTTGTTGGCTATTTGCCACTTGGCGAAACCCCGCAAATTCAAGCGATATTTGAATTTCCGCATGACGCACTGACGACTGAGGAAATCGCATCACTCGAAAAGCAACTCGAAGCGATCCAAGGCTATCCTGCTAAGGTTCAGCCACCCGAGCAAGTTTCGCGAAGCTTTGTTAAGGCAGCACTTGAGGCAATCGAACAGGCAAAGGAAGAAGACGATGAGTAGTCAAGACGATTTTCTCGCACTGGCAAAGCGTGATTTGGCCGTCGAGTCTGTGACGGTCAAGGGGCGGCAGTATTTTATCCATGAACTATCCGAATCGGATGCGGCAAGCATGGAGGTCGAATTGCAGACGAAAAAGGGCTACGACTGGACGGCACATCGTCGGGTAATGGTGGCCTACTGCCTTCGCGATGAATCGGGGCAGCGGGTAGTCGCAGATCCGAACGTCCTCAAGGACCTGCCCAGGTCCGTTGTTGGGCCTTTGTACGATCAGTGCTTGGAAATCAATAAATACGACCAGGGGGAGATCGAGGCCCTTGCAAAAAAATCAGAAAGAGCCGACGTCTAAAAGTGGCGTTTAGGCTCTGCCTGAAATGGGGAATCCAGGATCCTGCGGCGTGGATGCAAAGCCTGCCCGCTGGGGCCTTAAATCAGTGGCTAGCTTGGGATATGGTGGAGCCAATGGGGGAAAAGTGGATGCAAACTGCGAAGCTCTTGGAAGCCCTCTATTTGCCCCTCTACGCACGCGCCGAAGAGGAACCGCCCGATGCATCGGATTTTATGCCGGATCGCTTCTACAGGCCCAAGGTTAGCGCAGCGTCGATATTGAAGCAGTCGGCAGAATCCTGTAAGGCAATGGCGAACCAAGTTAAATCGATGTTCGGATTCGGGGGTAAGTAGATGGCCCAGACGATTACAGTAGCCAATATTAAAGTTGGCTTGAACGTCGATGAAATGCGAGCGAACGGCATCTTTACGATGAACCAGATTCGCAGCATGAACGCCGTGCTAAAGCAGTCGGAAGAGCCTTTAAGTAGGTTTCAGCGCGAAATGGGTGACTTTACCAGGGCCTTCCAAGCGGGCGGTATGTCAATCGAGCAGTTTGTTCGAGCCGAAAACCACCTTATCGCCAAGTATGGAATCGCGACTCAGCAGACCGAGCAACAGACGGCAGCGACCAAGCGATTAGCACAAGCGACGCAAGACGCATCGAGGGCCGTTGGCGGCCAAGCAATATCGCTTCGGTCACTACAAGCGGCAGCAGGCCAATACATAGGCATCGCGGCAGGGTTTCAGGCGATTAAGAAATCCGTTTTGCTTGCAACGGAACTAGAGAATAACGCGATTGCTTTCGAGGTTATGACGGGCTCGGCATCTAGGGCCAATACGCTGCTAAAACAATTCAAGCTTCTCGACGTTCAAAGCCCGCTGAATTACGGCGAATTTGCTAGGGCCGGTCAGACCTTGATGCAGTTCGGCGTTGAATCGACGCGGGTATCTCAGCACCTTGAGCGGCTAGCGGCGATCAGCCTCGGCAATCGCGACAAGTTTCAGAGCCTTTCCTTGGCCTTTGGGCAGACCCAAGCAGCGGGCCGATTGATGGGGCAAGAGGTTTTGCAAATGATCAACAGCGGATTTAATCCGCTACAGGAAATCAGCCGGACCACTGGTATCAGCATGGTCGAACTAAAGAAGCGGATGGAGGACGGGCAGATATCCGCAGAGATGGTAGCGAAGGCATTCCAGACGGCTACATCGGAGGGCGGGCTATTCTTTGGCATGAATGAGCGGTTGTCTCAATCCATGTCTGGCCAATTCGCCAAGATGGAAAGCGAAATCAAGGCGGCAGCGATCAGCCTTGGTACTGACTTGATGCCGATGCTTAAACAGGTCACCGGGATGCTCAGGGAGGGCATTGGAGGCGAGGGCGGCGGCGAACGCGGGATCGTCGGATTTAACATTAAGCTAGCGTCGGATGCCTACGCTTCGCTTTTTGCGGGGATCGGAACCGCTGTCGAGAGTGCGTCTAAGTCGGTTAGAAATATCGATCTTACCTCGGGCCTTGTCGGTGCGGTAATGGATGGGCTCAATGCGACGCTGGACAAGAGCCAAGAAATAAAAGACGCCGAATTAGACCGGGAAGCGGCATTGATTAGGGCGGCTAACCAAAAGGGCGAAATAGCTAAAAAGAAAGCCGAGCAAGTTGAGCAATCGAAGCGACTTGCCGAAGCTGAAATGGAACGAACCAGGGTCGAGAATGTTCGAGTAAACACGCTCAAAGCGGATATCGAATTCCAAAAGAAGGCTTTTGGCGATCTATCCAAGTTACGCGAAGAATACGATAAGCTCACGCTTGGCGATGATGAGGCAAGGCGGCAAAAGCAATCCCGCGACGGGTACAAGCAGCAAGACATCGAGCGTTTCGAGAATATGCAAAAGATGGTCGATGCCGAGAAACAACGCAAAGACGCGATGAGCGAATCAGCGGCGATTGAAAAAGAAATGATGAGCGACAAACAAAAAGCTACAGCGGAAATCCAAAGGCTTAGGGGCCTTTTTGCTCAATTGACGCCTGAACAGCAAGCCGGATCGATGGGGCAGGCGAACATCGCCAAACAGGCTCAGGTCCAGCAAAAACTATCAGACCCAGCAACTGACATTGCCAAAAACATAGCCCCAGCCTTGAGAGCCGGGTCGAAAGAAGCCTTTGCATTCCTGTTGAATCAGCGAACCGACGCAGCGGAAAAAGCAGAGCGGAAGAAATACCAGGATCAAATGCTGGTTGAGGCCCGAAAGGCTAACGAGCTCGCATTGACAGCACCAAGATTAGCGGGGGCCAGATAGCATGTCGAATGAACTAATCGGCGCGGAACTTCGCAAAGGATCCGGCTTTGCTCGAAAGGGGCAAGGCTTTCAACTTATTCTCGGAGAGACCTGGAACTATCTGGTAAAGACCGATCAGGTTACATCGAGTCGATCGGGCATCCTCTACAACACGCCCGGACTGCCTCGGGCCGGATTGCTTTATGGGCCATTGGGGCTAATTTGCGATGAGGTAAGCTGCGAACGCGAAGAGAAGCACGCCCTGTTCTGGAATGTTACGGCGCGATTCCAAACGGGGACCGAAGAACAAAAGCAGAATTCGGAGGGAAACCCAGACCCCGCAACTTGGATACCGCTTTTCAAAATCGATTCGTTTGTCACAAGAGAAAAGGTTCTCGCCAAGGATCGATCGACGCCAACTAAATACCCGGTCAATTCAGCGGGTACGCCTTTTGATCAACCGCTAACCTCAACATCAAGCCTATGCCAATTTTCGTTCGTGCAGTTCGATGATGCCGGGATGAAAATCAAAGACTTCCTCGACAGAAACGACATCGTAAATAAATCAAGCTTCGATGCATTAGGCCAGACGTTCGCAGCTAGAACCCTGCTACTAGAGGTCCAAGAGGCTGAATTGGGCTCCTATGCGGGCTATTCGGCATGGCGGGCAAAGTACAAGGTAACCTATGACCCGGACACGCACGATGAAAAGCGGGCCGACATCGGGCCGTTTTACAAGGCAGGCGGGCTCTTGCTGCGATACATGGACGATAGCAAGCTATTCCCAATGGTGGGGCCTCTCAATGGTTCAGGGGCTAAAGCGACCGACCCAGCCGAGTTGTCATTTCGGTGCAAAAAGGAAGTTGAATTCTCCACCATTATCAGGACTTCCTAGATGGCCGATACAACGCTCTACGCTTTCAACAATGCGGATAGCCAAGCCTTGCTCGGCATGATCGGAGCAACGAAGCCAAGCGGGTCTATCGGGTCGGATTTGGTATCGACGGCGGATACTATCTTGGCAGTTGCTACGTCGGCTATCACGGCTAGGGCAGGAACTACGCTCGGCG